GTATGAAGATAGTAACACCCACAGGAAATCAAGATATTCAGTTTATTTTTAGACCAAAAACTCCTTTAAATACACAGGTTACCTTAAAAACTAGGTCAAAAAGCACAAATAAAGTGTTTACTCAGTTGGTAAATTGGACAGATAACCAGAATTACATCAAAATTACACTAACAAATGCCTTTAAAACCACAAATAAATTGGTAAATGGCAACTATTATGAGGTAACTATTTCAGATTTAGACACATTATTGACAAGAGAAACTTTTTTTGTTACTAATCAGACAATAAATCAAGCAGAAAATGATAAATATAATGCAAATGAGGGGTTATTTAAGCCTGTAATTAGTACAAATGAATACATAATATTAGAATAATGGCAAAGAAGAAATCCAATGGAGCAATAAAGTTAGTAAACTTAAACGCTTATACGTCTCCACAAATAGAGGTTAAAAGAAATCAAGATTATGTTACCTATGGAGAGAATAATTCTTATTTTCAGTACTTAATAGACAGGTACACAGGCAGTCCAACAAACAATGCGATTATTAATGGAGTTTCTCAGATGGTATTTGGTAAAGGCTTAGATGCCACAGACTCAAATCAGCATCCAGAGGAATATGCACAAATGATGTCATTATTTACAGACGATTGTGTGAGGAAACTTTCGTATGATTTAAAATTAATGGGTCAATGTGCTATTCAAGTGGTGTATGACAAGAAACATACTAGAATAATGAAAGTTGGACATTTGCCTGTTGAAACTTTAGCAATGGAAGTTGCAGATAAAGATGATGGAGAAATTCAAGGTTTTTATTATTGTTCGGATTGGTCAGATATCAAACCTAATGAAGAATTAGAACGAATTCCTGCTTATGGAACATCAAAAGAGAGCATAGAAATACTTTACGTTAGACCATACGTTGCAGGGCATTATTATTACTCGCCTGTAGACTATCAAGGAGGATTACAGTACTCGGAATTAGAGGAAGAAATATCGAATTACCATTTGAACAATATTATGCAAGGTTTAGCACCGAGTATGTTGATAAATTTTAATAATGGTGTACCAAATGAGGAAGAAAGAAGCAATATAGAAACATCTATTCAGCAGAAGTTTAGTGGTTCTAGTAATGCAGGTAAATTTATACTTTCGTTTAATGAAAATGCAGAATCAGCATCCAGTATAACACCAGTTCAATTGTCAGATGCTCACAGCCAATATCAATTTTTGTCGGATGAGTCAATGAAGAAGATAATGGTTTCTCACAGGGTAGTTTCTCCTATGTTATTAGGAATAAAAGACAATTCTGGATTAGGGAATAACGCAGAGGAATTAAAAACTGCAAGTACCTTAATGGATAACATTGTTATTAGACCAATACAGGAATTATTGCTATCAGCATTTGATGAAATACTAGCGTATAATGATATTACCTTAGATTTATATTTCAAGACTTTACAGCCTTTAGAATTTGCAGATTTACAGAACGCACAATCTGGAGAACAAATAGAAAAAGAAACTGGAGAGAAAGATGAGCAAAATACAACAGTTAATGACGTAGAATTAGGGCATAATGTAGATTTAAGCACTGAGGGTTATAATGCAATCCTATCTGAACTAAAAGGAGAATCAATGTCAGAGGAATGGGAGGAAGTAGATGCCAGAGATTACTCAGATGAAAACCTCAGCACAGAAGATTGGGCAAATATTTGTATTGCACCTAAAAAATCATTGCTTACAAAACTTAAAAACGAGATATACGCAAAACCAAACGGATTTAGTTATTTAGACAGCAAGAATTACAAAATTAGATATAGGTACTTTAAAAAGTCTAGTAAACCATCTAAGACAACAAGAGATTTTTGTTCTAATATGATGAATTTATCAAGGGATGGAGTAGTTTATAGATTAGAGGATATAGATAGAGCAAGTTCAGCAGGTGTAAACAAAACGCTAGGACATAAAGGGAAGCCTTTTGACTTGTTTAAATTTAAAGGAGGCATCTATTGTCGTCACGCTTGGAAAGAGGTCTTATATCGCCTTAAAAAGAACACTAAGGAATCAGATGACTTTAAAGACTTTAAGAAAACAGGCTCAATACCTAAAACATATAAACCAAATCCAAGAGGAAGCAAACAGGCTGCAATAGCACCAGTGAATATGCCAAATCAAGGAGCATACCCATCAAAATAGAATTATGGCAACAGCATTATTTATTAGTAGAGAAGATTTAACCAGAAACACAATTGTTGCAGGTAATGTAGATACACAAAAGTTTGTACAATTCATTAGAATAGCACAGGACATACATATCCAGAACTATCTAGGTACATCCTTATACAATGCAATCCAAGAAAAGATAATCGCAGGAAACCTTACAGGGGATTATTTGTATTTAGTAGACACTTACTTAAAAGATATGTTGGTGCATTACGCAATGGTAGATTATTTGCCATTTTCGTCATATCAAATACAGAATTCTGGAGTATTTAAGCATCGTTCTGAAAATTCAGATACAGCAACACCACAGGAAGTAGATTCTATGATAGATAGGCACAGACAATTTGCTCAATTTTATACTAGAAGATTTTTAGATTATATGTGCTACAATAACAACCTGTTTCCAGAATATAATAACAATGATGCAGATGGTATGTTTCCAGATTATACAGCAGACTTTACTGGATGGGTATTATAAAACGATATGACTGATATAGATGGCAAAAGATAAAAAGAAAACAAGAAATTCAGTACCAAAAAAAGGCAATGTAAATTTGCTTAAACAATTCTTGATAAAAGATAATAAAGATTTAGATATAAAGTTATGGGAAAGACCACTTGGAAAAAAGCGTTAATTAATTCAGCGCATACCTTTATGGATTATGTTGTTGGTTGGAGAGGATATGAATTTACAAACAATGCTGCAAATAAAGAAACAAAAGGAACGTATTTAATACCTCAAAAAATAACGGAAGTACCACCTCAGACTGTAATAACGGATGATGGTCAAGGAACAACAATGGATTTCTATTATAACCTACCTTTTGAAATTGGACAGCAAGGAACATTATTTAGATATAGATACCCTGCAAATAATAATATTTATGAACCTTTAAGTAAATTCCAAAACAATAGTGCATTAGGATTGCCTTGCGTTAAGGTAGATTACAGAAACAATTTATCACAGCATTGGAATAAAAGTGTGGCAGGAGCAGCAATCACAGGCTCTGTTACTAATTATATTAATAATGGTACAGACATAACAAGTACACGAACTGGTGGTGCAACAACTTGGCAAAGAATAGGATATCCAAGATTAAATACTGCTAACCTAAACGATGTTAAAAATATTTGTAGTACTGTATTAAATGAGCAAAATGTTCTGCAACCAATTAACAATTTTGGGTTTACTGAAAAGTCTCCATTTGAAACAGATACATCAGCAGGAACACAATTTTCTTTTGGAACAGCAGGTTTGTGGAAAGTTCCAAGAAGATTAAATAGATATGGTAGAATTTTAGATTCAAAGCAAACGACATCTGAGCGAAAAGAAACTTTTAGTTTTTATATTTGGAATGGTGCTTTAAACGAGGAATGGGTTAAAAATGTAGGTGTTTTCAATCCACAACCTTGTGCAGCAATAGAGGGTGGTTCTATTAATTTAAACGCAAATACCTTAAACAACGGAAAACTGGCTTGTCAATTTCAGTCAACACCATTTAATACTAATCAAGATTGGTCAAATAGAGAAAGTAATTCTGACACTTACTTTACAATAGATATATTAAATAGAAAGTTTGATCAATTTTCTCCAATTGCAGGAAGTGGAATAGAGAATTATCGTATTATAGATAATATTCAGTTTGAAGATTGTCCGAATAATTATTTAAGAATATCAATATTTTATAAACCAAATCCATTAGAATCTCAAAGTCTTGCTAATACAAGATTTGCTTGGTACACAGCAACAGCAGACACAACAGCAAAAGATATTTATAACGGATTAGAAAATCCTCCTCCAAATACAGTTCAAAAACTAGCAGGACAAACTTGGAAGGACAGATATTTAATAATGTTTGGACAACAGTTAGAAATTAGTATGATCATAGCACCTAACACTCAAAATGTAGAATATGTACATAACGATTACATTCCAAATAATTCAACAACAGCAAGAAATAATAGTCTTACGCAATTAGCAATACCAAACTTTGAAATTAATGATTTTATCGAAAATGATAATGATAGATGTGAAACGATTTATTTTTCACTTTGGTTACAAAATCAAGATTCTAGACCGAATGTAGAAAATTCTGGAGG